TTGGTCCTCATCGTTTACTTTGTGGAGATTCAACTGATAGCGACCAAGTGGCAAAGTTAATGAATGGAGAGAAAGCTGACATGGTGTTTACTGACCCTCCTTATAATGTTGATTATGGAAATATAAAACATCCAAAATTTAAACAAAGAGCTATCGAAAATGATAATATGAGTGGAGATGAATTTAAAAATTTTTGTCAAGGATTTGTTTCTAACATTGTTTTATTTTGTGATGGAATAGTTTATTGTTGGGCTGGACCTGGAAAAGATGGAAGGATTATGTTTACTGTTTTAGATGAAAATTTACATAATAGCACTATGATAGTATGGAATAAAGACCAATTTACTTTACGTAGAGGAAAATACCAAAATAAACATGAAGTTTGTTGGTTTGGATGGAATAAATCTGGAGCATCATTTACAGAAGATAGAACATTAACAAATGTCTGGGATTTTGATAGACCAAAAAAATCAGAATTACATCCAACAATGAAGCCAATACAAATAGTTGAAAATGGTTTAAATCATTCAAGTAAAAAAGGTGATATTATTTTAGATTTATTTGGTGGGAGTGGTAGCACTATGGTAGGATGTAATCAATTACAACGTAAAGGATATTTAATGGAATTAGACCCAAAATACTGCCAAGTGATAATTGACCGAATGAAAAAACTCGACCCGAGCCTTGTAATCAAGAAGAACGGAGAAGTGTTAAATTAACAACGAAATAACAACGATGCCGAAACCGGAAAATATAGAACCTCACAAGTGGGAGAAAGGACAAAGCGGAAACCCTAACGGAAGACCTCGGAAGTATGTTTCTCAGCTCACAGAGATGGGATACAAAAAGTCCGAGATCAATGACACCATTCAGGCAATGATGGCTATGACTATGGATGAGCTGAAGGAAGTTTGGGAAAACCCAAAGGCTACGATCCTTGAAAAGACTGTTGCAAATGCTATGAGAAAATCACTTGAGAAAGGAACGCTCTATTCACTTGAGACTTTACTGAGCCGGGTATATGGTCAACCAAAGCAGGAGATTGAAGCTCAAGTGAATGTTGATAGGTTTGATTTTGAATGAAAGTAGTCAAGGGATATAAACCACATGACAAGCAGAGAGAGATACACAATAGCATCAATTCAGAGGATGCAAAGTATTATGTTCTCTGCATAGGCCGTCAATGGGGTAAGACCCTGCTCTGCATTAACCAGCTCCTGTACTGGGCCATCAACAGTAAGGGGTGCAACATCGGATGGGTATCTCCTATATACAAGCAATCAAAGAAGGTTTACAATGATCTTAAGAAAGCTACTTTAAAAAGTGGCTATTTCACATATAACGATTCAGAGCTTATTGTCAAAGGGTTTGATTCTCAGATCACATTCTATTCAGCGGAAAGACCTGACAATATCCGAGGTAACACATTCGACTTCCTGGTCCTCGATGAGTTCGACTTCATGAAGGCAAACACTTGGGAGGAGGTGCTACAGCCTACGGTATTGGTAAGGGGTAAGAAGGTAGTATTTATCTCAACACCCAAAGGCAAGCGGATGATGTACAAGCTATCCCTTCTCAGGCATCAGGATGACAGATACCGGTTCTTCAGGTTCAGCTCCTATGATAACCCGATGATCGATCCCCGTGAGATTGACTCCATCCGCACAAATGTCCCGGAGCATATCTTCAGACAGGAATACCTTGCTGAGTTCATCGATGGTGCCAGCGGTCTATTCAAGAATGTCAGGGAGTGCATCGGCAAGGCATCCACTTCCGGGAAGCTGTATGCAGGGCTTGACATCGGAAGAGCTGATGACTATACAGTGCTCACGATAGGTGATCGCAACGGATCTATCTGTCATGTGGAGAGATGGAGGCATGATGACTGGTCCAATATCATTGACAAGGTGGCAAAGGTGATAAGGCAATACAACTGCGGGACCTTTGTCGAGGTGAATAATCAAGGGGATGTGTTCTTTGAGATGTTGCAAAAGAAAGTAGGCAATCTTGCTCATCCCTTCACCACTACATCGAAGAGCAAACCCGTCATGATTGAAGACCTTGCAGTATCATTCGAACAGATGGAGCTGGTGATCCCGGATGAGGAGTATCTCATCGATGAGCTTGAGGCATTCACCTATGTCTTCGATCCCAAGAGCAGATCAGTAAAATATTCGGCTCCTGAAGGCATCCATGATGATACTGTGATGTCGATGGCACTGTATAACCAGGCTCGAAAGAATCTACCCTCAAAGGGTAAGTATTTTGCTTCTATTTAGTATCTTTAAAAGAAGAAGAAGATATAATAATAATAATAATAATAATAGTACTAAACCGATTTAGTAAGTATGAAAGCATACAAATTACCAAAGACATCGTCTGATCTGAGGATAAAGCATTTCCCTCACATGGCATCTGCAGACCTTGAGAGCCTGACGGGCATCATGGAGAGGGCTGACTTCGTGGCTGACTTCCTCGGCATCTCCCGGAAGAAGGCATACACTATCGATGCGATGGATATTCAGCGGATGTGTAACCATATCATTGAGCTGTATGCCGACATTCATGTGGGGAATCCTGCAAAGGAGATCACCCTCGGAGGGAAGGTTTACGAGATCATCAATCCTGAGAAGGTAGGGGTGGCATGGCACGCTGATTTCTCGAAGATGGACATCAATAGAGATCCTGTTCAGCTGGCCTGTATGTTCTACTTTCCAAAGGGTGCAGTGTATGGTGATGTGGATGAGAATGATAATCTACTGAACCCTATCAGGGAGCGGTACAATGACTTCGCTGATCACATGGAGCTCAAGGTATTTTTGGAGGCGTGCGCTTTTTTTTTGCGAAAAGCAGAACGATCAATGAGGCTATCCACGGTAAAGCAAATGACAGTCGAAAGAGTGACAAGGTCGCTGCTCCTTCTCGGTATCAGTGGGAAGAAGTATTCGACATCATCGCAAAAGAATACTACTCAGGAGACTGGAACAAAGCCATGAAGCTGAACATCTATGCTTTCAATCACAGGCTGAAGTTCATTACACACAAGACTCAAAAGGAACTCCAACAGATAAAGAGAAAGAGATGAGATATTATTCCATTCTTTGCGGTGATGGCATGATACATTTGGCGAGAATTGTCATGGGTAGCATAACGGCAACGAATGGAAGCTATGTGATCTATGAGTGCAGTGATGAGAATATCCTGAACGTGGAAGAGCTGAGTAAGGATGAGTTCGAGCATCATTGCATAATAGCAACGAATCAATATAACGAGAATTGAAAGAGGCAGAAGTGATAGCAATGGTGAAGGACTTAGGTACTGCAAAGGATATCCTGAAGGGTAACCCCTCCTCTCCTTTGGCGCAGTTGCTTCAGGACCTGATGCAGGATGTCACTGATCAGCTGATAGAGAAGATGCATCAATACAAATTAGAGGCAAGTGGTAATTTGATGCAGTCTATCAGGCCAAGTGATAAGGCATACCTTGAAGGTGATACGCTTTTTGTGTATACTGAGGCAGATTTTTACTGGAAGTTTGTCAACTATGGAGTGAACGGTACTGAGGAGAAGAGGGGGTATCCTGAATGGGGTACAGCACCAAAGGAAAACACATATTACAACAGCATCAGCTCATGGGTAAGGAACAAAGGATTAACGCTTGCAGATTTCGGTGATGCTTTCCCTGATTACACATCTCTGACTTATGGACTGATGAACAGCATCAAAAAGAAAGGTATCGAGAAGAGGCCATTCTTTACAGATGTGGTGAATGAAAAACTTTATGATGCACTTGCAGAGCCTATCAGCACTCTAATAGGTAGAGCAATAACAATAAATATAGTAGAGCCGTGGCAGTAACTATACATGACATACCATCTGACTGGTCACCATCTGATAACCCTTTGAAGTATCGATTCTCCTCGAATCAAACTGCACAGGCAAACTTCAGCTATGTGGTGGAAACCTATTTCAATAATACTTTGGTATCTGAGGATAGGGTATTTCCTGAGAGTGGAATCTATGCTCACATCGACATCAGCCCGATTGTGAAGAATCTGCTATCAGTACCGGTGCTTACAGATGCAATATGGCAGGATGCGGGCATTGATGGAAAGATAAAGATAAAGGTGTGGGAAAACTACGGAACCCCTGCGGTGAATCAGGCATCAGCAACAAGTACAGAAACGAATATTTTCAAAGGTTGCCTATCAGATCGGGACTGGATGAGTTGGAACTATACTGCTTATGATGTAGCTTCAGGCGGTATATTCATGACATATAGAGAGCCTTCCATTGATGGAAAGATTTACAAGATCAGGCAGGATGATTTTTACCTGAACATCATCCAAGATGGTTCTGAGCTGCTTACTGTTGAATTACTTGGTCCATTAGGTGTAATTGATACTTATACTGATACTCAAAATTTTGCAATAGCACAGGTAAATATCAACAACTACACATTGCAGAATGACTGCGGTTTTTCACCTTTAGACCTTGCAGCAGCTGATAGTGTTAAAATATACATAGGTACATCAAAAAAATACACTGTTTACTTCTATACTGAAGGATGCAATACAGCATACACATTAGAATGGATCAATGAGCTTGGCGCATGGGATAGCTTTATCTTTGCTCATAACCTTGAGGAGTCTTTTGATGTCACTGAGCGGAGCTATACACGCAAGTTCGGCAGTTGGAATGGTAGTATATTCAGCTATGATCTCAATGATGCCGGCAATGTCAGGGTAGGAACACAGCAGACTGACAAGATAACCATATACACTGACTGGATCACGGAAACTGAACAGCATTTTTTGCTTACTTGCTACAAAGCACCGAGGTTCTATCTGTTCACAAAGGGGAATGAAGTACCTGTAAAGATCACCAGTACACAGGGCAAGTATCAATACGCAAGATGGGAGGAGCTGATCTCTGAGGCTGTGGACCTTCAGCTTGTAAATAACCATAACGGTATCAGCTTATGACAGATGAACTGATAGTTGATGGGTATTCGCTTGACTTGTTCGAAGCTATTCCGGTACCGATATCTTTCAGTATTGCTGATATCAAGGACCCGACAAAGAGAAAGCAGTCATTCTCAAAGCAAGTAGACCTTCCTGACACGATGAACAACAATGCATTCTTTCAGGGTGCATTCTCAATGACATCTACAGCTAATGGGATCAACTTCGATGCCACAGCAAAAGCAACTGTTCAGCTCATAAAGCGAGGCATCAAGGTGCTCGATGGCATCATGAAGCTCAACGAGGTCAATGCTGTGAATGGTGTGATAAAGTACAACGTCACTATCCTGAGTGATAACGCTGATGTGTTTCAGCTCCTTGCACAGGTCCGTATCAATGAGTTCGACTGGTCAGCGTATGAGCATACACTTACAAGGACCAACATAAAAAACTCATGGACTGCATCCATCGGAACGGGCTATTACTATCCAATGATCGAGCGAGGCCTCGGAAGGCCGGGAAACCTGATCTTCAGAACCATTGACTTTGTGCCCTATGTGTATGTTTACGAAACATTACAGAAATGCTTTGAATATATCGGTATTGAGTGGGATAGTACATTCCTTGAAACTACTCTTTTCAAGAGCTTATTGATAGGATATGGAGGAGGTGATCTCAAGAGCATCAGCCCTGCATTCATTAACCAGGTACTGGTCAACCTTGATAATGGTGACTATAACTTCACCTATCCGATGCAGCTATTTCCCGGAGGCATTCAGGGGAGCAATGTCACCTTGAGTGGTATTGTCGGCAGTGCATCGAATCCTTTTGATGATGATACCTTCACCTATACCATGACTCAGGATCTCCTTGGTCAGTGGGATGATGGAGAGATCACCATCCAAAAGAGTGCAACGTATCAGATGACGGTGAATGCTGTACTTGATTACAGCGTGAACTATGGCACGATGACATTCTCAAGGATTGCGAACCCTGAATTGAGGGTGTTTAAGAATGGGGTATTTTGGCAGAGGATCAAAACATCATCGACATACAGCAATACTGCTACCGGAACATGGAACCTGAATGTAGGTACTACCTTCAACTTCAATGCTCAGAGCGGTGATGTGATCACCTTCAGGCTATTGATACCTTCCGCTGAGTTCTCTCTCGGTACAGGTATAGCAGTTCAGCCTGTGACTGTTGACATCACAACGAATACACCGATAACCATCGACATGACCTGTCTGAATACTACCGTATCAGATGGTGACACTGTTGATCTGTCGGTATTTGTTCCTGCAATGAGAGCTGACGAGTTCCTGCTATCAGTGATCAGGCAGTTTAATCTCTATGTCGGAGAGATCGATATTGACAATGTTGTCAAGGTGGAGCCTTTGATGGATTACTACTTGCCGACATCACAGTTCACTGACATCACAAAGCTGGTCGATCACAGCAAGGTCATCAAGACCAAACCTATTGCAAACGATTATGAGAAGGTCCTGAGCTGGAAGTTCAAAGAGATCAAGGATTATGATGCTGAGAGATACCTTGCAAAGTGGGATGAGAGCTACGGTGATTATTCCTTTCAGCAGGGAAGCTACTATTCCAAAGGAGAAAAAAAGACAGAGCTTGCATGGGGTACTATTATTCCTTATGAGATTGCTCCCGGTATTCTTATCCCTCGATTCATAAAGAATGATGCGGGGGTGATAAAGCCTCAAGCTGGTCCCCCTCGAATAATGCTGCGTAACGGTTCAAAGACTGGCAGCATTGTTCTAAGGGATACGAATGATAATGACAGCGAAACGGTGACAGCCTATCCATGTGTGCATCACTTTGATGACTGGCAGGATCCTGACTT